CATTCCTACCTGATATAAGTAGTAAGCAACATTAGGATGAACAATTAGAAGATTTGGCTCTTCGCCTCTTTCTCCTAACTTTGCTCTAGCTTGTGAAACTGTAGAAGCAGTTAGATAGTTAGCTTCAGCAGCACCAGAAGATGCAGCTTTAGCAACGTCTAAAGCATTACCACTTAAAGCAGTACCGAATAAACCAGCAAGTTGTGAGAACAAACGAGCGTTGTTCAACTTGTTGATTGCATCAGCTAACTGATTACGGATTGCAAGCATTGGATCTTCACCAGCAGCAAGCATTGCAACATCATCAACCGCATAGGCAAAACCTCTGTGGCAGATAGATGCAATCTGTGTTGCAGTTCCGATCTTCTGTGGAGTCAAGTATCCAGCAGAACTTGTACCCCAAGTTGCTGTTCCACTCATGATCTCTTCAGTGGGAGATACAGGGTTAAACTCAGGAACTTGAATACGAGTACCGCCTTCTTTTGCATCAAGGAAGCTGTTTCTTACAACAGCACCACTTTTTACAAATTGACTGCGCTCTTTGATTGCCTCTTGAACATAACGAGACAAATTATTTCTCTTTACGATGTCTGCTAAAAGGACACCGCCAGAGTAATTCTGAAACGGGGCTGCCATTTCTTCCTCCTAAAGAATTACGGTTACATGCCTAAGCCACGGACTTAGAAATAACATCGCAAGTCACGGACTTTTCAATGTTACTGAGATGCCTCTCTTTGCAGCACGGCTGCTAAATCAGGGTCTTGATTAGATAATATCATTTGTTGCGTGAGATTGCCCGTCTTCCAAGGGTTTTCAGACCCAGGAGCAACATTAGATGTTGGACTAGGTTTTGCACCCATTCCAGCAGCACTGCTTGCCTTGAAATGATGCTCCCATCCACTACCAGGATTCTTCAAATTATTAATATACGTTCCTAAATCTTGTTCAACACCACCATTTAAAATAACAGTCCTACCATCACTACTTTTTTGCAATTTATCTTGCAATAAAGAAAGAGTTTGATCAGCACTAATCGCTCCAGCATTACTTAATGCAGCTAAAGCAGTGTTTCGAGTAGCAGCATTCTCAGTGGAACGTTTTAACTCATCAATTTGACCTTTTAAAACACCAATCTCTTTATCTTTTTCTTGTGCTGTTTTATTGGCATCCTCCCAAAGAGGTTTATACATACCCTGATCTTCTAAAGCTTTCTTACGATCATCGTAATACTGACCTATTTTACTTTTAGCGTTTTGGAACGCTTTTTCTTTTTCCTCTAACTGCTGATCTTTAGAAGCAAGTTGTTGTTTTAATGCTTCAAATTCAGCTAAAGGAACAGTAGGAACTTCAGGAGCTTTTGGAGTTTCAGAAGCAGCCACGGGCTGTTCTTCAGAAGTCACGGACTCCTGCTGAATTACTCTTTCTTCCATATTTACTCAGTAATAACAGTTTTAGATTCAGTTTTTGGTGCTGCTTTTGCTTTTGGTGCAGCCTTTTCTACTTGTTTTGGAGGACAAGCAGGAGGATTGATCTCCTCAAACCTCATTTTTTCGATTGGCATGAAAAATAATGCACGTATCTACTATTCTAATGTATTAATTGATTTGAGCTTCGTTCGCAGTAGGAAGAACCTCACCTTGTACTAATATTTCTCTAAATTCTTCTCGATCAATTACATTTTGATCAAATAATGACGTTAAAGCAGTTACATCTTGTCCAATTAAGCGATCAATATCAAAATCACGACTAATTTTGATCTCAGGAGGCTCTAATCCTAAATATTTAGCAGATAAATCAAACGATTTTTGTATTTTTTGCTCTAAATCTAAGGAAACCATTGACAACATAGAATTTGTATCAACACGGTCTAATCGCCTTGCATCTGCTGATTCTGCTACAAATTTTTGTTGTGATAACGTACTAATTCCTAAAGTTGCCATCTGAAGCTGTAATTCTTGTATTTCTGCACTCTGTGCTTCAAATGCACTACTTGCTGGCTCGACATAATACACTTTATTTCCAGGTTGCGTTGCCATCGCATAGTTCACACTGATTGCCATGTCTTTTGTTTGATCATCCCACCCCTCTAAAACAAGCATTGGTTGAGAAGCTACATGCAAACTATGAATCAAATCAGCTTGACGCTGAAAATGAGCCAAATTTAAGTACGCAATATCTAATAACGGTGGTTTACTTGTCATCGTATCTGTCTTTCCTGCATACACAGTCACCAAAGGCACTTCACCTAGCGAAAACTCTCCTCTACTAACTAATTCATAGTCATTTTCATTCTCTGGAGAGTCAAAATTACCTGCATAAGCAGTCCCTTCAACATCAATTAAGTCTTTTTTCGCCTCTTTCTTACGATAAATACGATATTCACCTGGTTCAATCACCCTAACTTGATCAAAGACCTTCTCCCCAAACTCACCACTCGGAACAACAGCTTTTTCAGCAATTCTTACCTGTATTAACTTCCCATAATTTACTTCTCGATCTAATCTCCACCCGTAAATATCAGTTGGATCAATTTCTATCCAATATGGTCTACGATTTTGCTCCCTTTCCTCCGCTAAACTCTTCGCTCCCGTAGGTGCAGGAAAATCTACCAAACTATGACTATGACCATAAGTCAAAGCACAAATTAATAACCTCCTCGCATACTCATCTAAGTCCGATCCACATCCATCAACATCTTTAACAAAAACATCAGTCCAATATGGATCACCAACAACAGTAATTGGTTTCCTTAATATCAATCCTGTCGCAGCTCTAATTAATCGTTGCGTGTAAGGCGAAAATACTGCTCGATTTACTCTCGATAAATACGCTTCATAATCTTCCCTCGGCTCTAATGGTAAAAAAGCTTCAGAATTTGCTCTTAAATATTCCGTTCCCTGACTAACCGCTTTCATAATTTCCCATCCCCTAACCATGTCCATCACAGCTCTTGTCCTCGTAAATGGACTATCTCCTCCACCTACAAATGTAGAACTTACAATATTGGTACGAATCGGTCCTGGTACGCTATACGTCATCTAACTTGTTAACGAATACAACAGTATCTTTATTCTAAGCTCTATTCCTCTGGTTTCACTGTCATCTTATTTTTTAGACTTGCTTTTTTTAGCAGAAGTCTTCTTTTTCCCTCCTCGAACTTTAGCTAAATACCCTTCACATCTTTTAGTCCCAGCAGACTTCTTCATTCCCTTAGTAAATTCTGTACCCAGTCTGCCCTAAAGTTTCAGGTTTTGCCAAATTGAACTGTTGTAAACATAAATACCCGAAAGCATCAAAAGCATGATCAACACCAAGGTTTTTATTAGGTAATCCTGTATTCGGTGCATAAGTCAACGTCCTTAAAGACTTAATTAACTGCTTACATCTTGGGTGAATAAACGTCCTCCTGTTACCACTCGCATCTAATAAAGCCGTATTAACAGCAGTAATCTTATCCCTTATCTTCCACGGTGCTCTCGGACTTGAAACATTAAATCCACTCCTCCGCAAAATACTATGATCAGTTGCACCCACTCCACTAGTTTTCCTGGCTCCACCTGTAGGGTCAGGACATGCTATTACTCTTCGATCCACCCCATATCTGCGAGTGACTTCTTCTGCAAAGTCCCATGTGGTTGCCCCACCTGTGAGCATGATTTCATCAAACACATACAAGTTTTCCCCATCCTTAACCGCACATATCCCTGACATTGGATCTACGTTAAAATCCACACCCAAAAGTATTGGCATCACATTAATATCCTTCGCATCAGTCGAAATATTCTCATCCCCAAAACTAACAGCAACTAAACCAGTTAAATTCTCAAAACTTGCCTCAAATTCCTGCCGAAATGTCCTCTCATCTAACTGCGCCCTGGCAGCCTCAACTTCCTCTTTCGGTACATTCCCCCCCTCAATCGTCGTATAACACCATCTTTGCCACTCCCCCGTAGGATCACTTGCCGTATAACACCATAAATCATAAAACCAACTCGCTGTCCCATCAGGTGTACTAATAAATAATGCCCAACCCTGTTTATCAGCTAAAGCAGGTCTAATAACCTCAAACCATACCTCTGCATCCATAAATGCAGCTTCATCTAACACAACACCCGATAAACTTCTCCCCCTCAATGCCATCGCATTCTCAGTCCCTTTCAACTCAATACTTGACCCATTAACAAGATCTAGTCTCAAATCTGTCTCATTCTTACTTTGTATCCATACCTTCGGCACTAACCTCTTCAATGCCTTCCACGCAATATCCTTTGCCATCCGATATGTAGGCGCACAATAAAAAAATGTCTCCCCAGGCTTATTAATTGCCCCCCTTAATAACTCAATACAACTTAAATAACTCTTCCCAAACCTCCTCCCAGCTACTAATACTCGGAAACGTTTATCATTATTAAACACTTCCCCCTGCGCCCACCTTAAATTAATCTCTGGTGCTGTTTTTACACTCATACCTTCCCTAATTAATCAATTTTGTACTTATACCCCCCTATTTTTACTCCAAATTACTTACAAAAGGGTATCATCCTATTAATAACGTTATTTTGAGTTGCGTCCGTGACTGATTCATGTATTAACAATTTTGATAATTCTTTTACCCCAGAGGTTAAAAAACCTAGACGAACTGTAGGCAATAAAAATCCTAGATTGATCGTAGAAGCTAGGCAACAACGACTCTACAGAAGACAACTTGAAGGTCTTCCAGCTAGACAACTTGTCCTCGATCACGCAAGCAAAGAAGGCGTTTCAGTAACAACTGCTTGGACAGACTGGAAACAAGTTAATGCCTGGAATAACGAAGATTGGCAGAAAGATAGAGATAATATGCTCGCTCGCCTCCAGGCAGCAAGACTTCGACTCTATGAAAAAGCTATCCGTAAAGGTCAACTCCAAACCGCAGCTCAAGTCCTTGACTCCATAGGAAAAGTAATAGGTGAAAGCGTTGAACACGTTAGCATCCAGGCTCCTGAACTATCCATAAAAGTAGAACCTAAACAACCTTCTTAATTGTTTATATTTAAGGACGCAATTTAATTGGCAAAATATATTTAAGTTCCCCCCGTCGTGTTACAAAATATAAAGAATTCGTCCCAAACCCCCTGCTATCACTGGGATTTCTGTTATAATAGGTTATAAGTAAAAATACCTAGATGTATCATTTCTCACTAGGTACTTATACTTAGGCAAGATTACTTAGGTAGTTATACTTAGGACAATCTAACCATCGTCACTAGGTAGAAATACCTAAGCACCTGGACAACTAAAGAACACGCCTGAAAACGCCTTGCAGCAAGTGGGCACATATCACGCACAATCTAGCGTGAAATACACCAAGAGAGGCCCAAAACGCCAAGAGAGGGCCTTACAAGGCCACTACAGCAAGACAAGCGAAAACAGCAACTCCAGAGCTTACAAAGGCTCATAAGCTTGCAAGGTCTAGGAGCATTAGAAGTGTTAAGCTTTCCAGACTCAAACTTATCGTTTAGTAATTGACATGATAGGATTAAGACAACCAAAAAAACCATTTCAACCTATGAACACAGTTATTCAAGTTGAACTAGTCAAAACTTTTCAAGCTCGCATCTATGTAAGAAGTGACGAGCACCAATGGATCAACGCT